TGACATGGTTGCTGCATATGCAAATGATAATTGGTCACAACCTAACTTACAACCCGCTAGAGAAGATCTGGAACTAGCATTAGAAGACGTAACTGTAGACACCTTTGTCAACAACTTACAAGAGAATATAACAACAGAGTCATTAGATTTTGATATACAAGTATTGAATGGTGATAGTTCTGGTCTTGGTAAAAAGGATTTTAAACAGGATGTCAATATAATATTCTACGATGGTGATAATGATCCAATGAAAATGATAGAGTTTTATACAAACATGATGACATTTACTCAGGATGTTTTTACATTAGTAGTTGATGATGCAAACGTAGAAAAAAATGTAGAGACAACAAAACAATTCATAGAATATAATGGACTTAAGATACTGTATGAGAGGGAACTTTTGAATGATCAGGAAGATGATAGTATGTGGTGGAATGGTTTATATGTGGTTGTAGTTTCAAAATGACTTTTTGAATTACAAATATACCGAAAAAATTTCTTGGGTATTTTTTCCCTATTAGGTTTTTCGCTAAATATAACTAGTAAAAGTAATCATAGGTGCAATGGGAACTCTGAATGTCGGGACAGTTAACGCAGGAGCTGGTGTCCAATTACCTTCATATGCTACTACTAACTTACCTACAGGTGGTATAGCACAGGGATTTTTAGCATACGATTCAACAATCGGTGCTGTTAAAGTTTGGAATGGTCAGAAGTGGCAGAAGTTAGATGAAGCAACAGTTAATGCTTCTGGTGGTAATCAAGTATATGATTTTGGTTTATATCGAGTTCATAAATTTTCAAGCTCAGGTTCATTCTCAGTATCATCTACACAGAATGATGCAAAGATGGATTTCATGATCGTCGGTGGTGGCGGTGGTGGAGGATGCTCTGATGGTAACTGTAGTAACGGTGGCGGTGGAGCAGGAGGATTGGTTTATAAATCAAACGTTACAGTGACCACAGGAACATTCCCAGTTGTTATTGGATCTGGTGGATCTGGATATTATAACCAAGATACAAGAGGTGACGTTGGAGGAGATAGTTCTTTCAATGGATTCACTGCCCTCGGAGGAGGTGGCGGTGGTGCTGGTGGAAATAATAATAATGGTAATGGAACGCCAGGTGGATGTGGTGGTGGAGGAAGTCACCCCTACAGTGGAAGTAGACAGGCAGGATTGCAACCAAGTTCTGCATCTGGTGGATTTGGTCAATATGGTGGTAACTGCACACCATCATCTCCCGACTGGGGTGGTGGCGGTGGCGGTGGTGCTGGCGAACAAGGTAATGATGGAACTGCACCTCGTGGAGGACCTGGTGGTGATGGTTTGATGTTTGATATAGATGGTATTAATAAATTCTATGCGGGTGGTGGAGCAGGAGCAAACTGCAACAACCCAACTAATGACGTTATCGAAGGTGGACTAGGTGGTGGCGGTATTGCTGCAGGAACTATTCCTGGTGGTCAAGGTGGTAATGGTTATGGAGGAGGTGGCGGTGGTGCTGGATATCCAAGTAGACAGGCGGGTAATGGTGGTAACGGAGTTGTTATTATTAGATACCCAATATCAAACGTAGACAGTACTATTGGATCATCTTCTGGCAACCCCGCTGCAAACGCAGCACAAATACTTGCTGCTAATCCTAGTGCAGCAGATGGATTGTATTATATCAAACCCACTAACTATAGTGGTGCAGCACAGCAAATTTATTGTTGGATGACAGCGGGTGGTTGGATGTTAGTATCAGCAAACAACTGGAACAGTAGCACAATTCCTGGTAGCACCAGTAGAAGAAGCACTTCGTACTACTTGAGTAGGTCTGGTGTTCTTGGAAGTCCAGATCCAAACAGTGACTACATAATTGGTAGTATGATTACATCATTAGAATTCAATGCTGCAAGAGTATTGACATGGGGTTATGGTAGCACCAACAATACTACTTCTTGGAACTCTGCTCTAAGTAACTTAGGAAGTTGGGTTCAAGCTGAGTGGACATTGGCAAGAGAAGGTGTTGCTAGACAAACTGAGGTTCATTCTAGAGCAGCAGTTGCAATCACATCTAGTGGTATTGGACTCAGTTCTAGTGCTAATTACTTTGTGTTAGACGGTATTAAAGCAGATAATGATAATGGTGGATTCAATGCCAACAGCAACCAAACTACTGTAGGTGGTGCGGGTGTTAATGGTAATAGTGGAGATCCCTCTACTGGTTGCTATCTAGGACACGGTTCTAGTGAAGGAAACGGTGAAGGTATCTACGCTGCTAGTGGTGGTGCTGTGGACTGCCAAGGATATACAACATGGGTTAGGTAATTTATGTCAACTGAATTTGAATACTTTGCTTTCGTCAATGATGAAAACATTGTTGAAAACGTTATTGTTTGTAGTAGTAGAGAAGATTTTCAAGAACTGATGAAGTTCAATCCCATGGGTATGGTGCCTGGTAGGTGGGTGCCTGGTTCATCAAAAACTGGAAGACCTTCTAAAGGAAATCATTACGATCCACAAGAACAACATTTCTATCCTCAATGTAGATTTCCATCATGGACATTGAATAAGGAAATTTGGCAGTGGGAACCTCCTGTTCCTAAACCAAAAGAAATAGTTGACGAAAATGGTAGTTTGATAGTACAATGGGAATGGAACGAGTCAACTCAGGAATGGGTAGAGATGTCGGGACCTAATTGTATAGAATGTGGACAAGATCCATCAATAGAAAAAATTGACGAAGCACAACAGTAGTTTTATAGAACAGTATCCAGAAGCGGTTAGTTCTGCAGATTGTATAAATTTAATTTCATTATTTGAAAATAATAAAGAGATACAAACTGTAGGTATTAGTTCGGTTGGATTTGATCACAATATCAAAGATGATACTGAGATAGCATTGACCAAAAAACTGGTAGATAATAATCCAGAATGGAATGCTGCAATGATGCCAATCCTAAAGGCATTGCATGATAGTGTAGACAAGTATATAAAGACATATGAGTCACTTAACTCTATTGATCAGTGGCAACTAGAAGCACCCGCTATAAATTTTCAAAGGTTTCTACCCAGACAAGGTTATAAGAAATGGCATTGTGAGAATGTAAACATTAAGAGTAGTGTCAGAACTTTGGTTTGGATGCTATACTTAAATACAGTAGAAGATAAAGGTGGCACAGATTTTTATTATCAAGACTATACTTGTAAAGCAGAAATTGGTAAGTTGGTTATCTGGCCACCGTATTGGACACACTCTCATAGGTCACAGGTTAGTCCTAGTGAGATGAAGTATATTTTAACAGGATGGATGGCGTATGTATAAGTATCTTTGGTATGACACGGTGTTGCCTAAAGACATCTGTGATAAGGTATGTGAAGAGTTAAGGGCATCAGAAAGCAGACTACAAGTTGCTTCTGTTCAGGGTCAAGAAGCAGATCATGTGAGACGGAGTGAGAACTTATGGGTTCCTAGTTCTCATTGGATCTCTGGATTCTGCCATCACTATGTAAACTTAGCAAACGAAGATAATTTTAAGTATAATATTAACGCAGGGTATGAAGACCATATAATACAATACTCATTATACAAACCAGACTGTTTCTACAAATGGCATACTGACTACTATCAAAGAGAAGGTACTGTGAGAAAACTATCATTCTCATTACAGTTGAGTAACTATGACGAATATAAAGGTGGAGACTTACAACTGATAGATGAGGAGAATAGAATGTATCTTGCACCTAAGAAGAGAGGAACTATAATTATCTTTGATAGTCGTATCAGACATAGAGTTAGAAGAGTTACAGAAGGCGAAAGAAGATCTCTAGTTGGTTGGATCACAGGACCTGATTGGAAATGAGTCAACTAATAAAAAATCTTGTAGATGTATCAGAGTATGTCAATGATGGTAAAAAGTTATTTGAAGAGCATGTAACACCTACAGCAATAAAATATAAAATTGTAAGAGGTAAATATGTTTTAGATGAAATAGGAATACCAACTCAAGTTGCAAACTCTATATCAATATACAATAACCCTAGATATGAGATACTATATTATAAGGTAAAGAAAGAGATAGAGAAGGTAACAGGTAAACGTTTATACAGAACATATTATTATGAGAGAGTATATAAACAAAACAATGTCTTAGCAAAACATATTGACAGACCCGCATGTCAAGTTAGTGTATCATTACATTTATCATCTAATACAGATGATTGGTCTATCTTTTTTGAGGAAGACACAATAAAGGAGTATACAGCAGAGGTAGGAGATGCTATACTATACAATGGTGTGACAACTCCGCACTGGAGACATCCTTTGATATGTTCTAGGGATGGTTACTACCATCAAATATTCTTTCATTTTGTAGATGCAGATGGAGAGTATGTTCACCATGCTTTTGATAAATGAGAATAGTAAATAACGCTTTACCGCAAAATGTATTTGAGGACGCAAGATCCTTTGTCATGAAAAACATTGGAGAATTTGCTTGGCAGTCTAGTGAGATACAATGGGCACCTGGTCTAAAGGTAGGCATTAATGGATCTTGTTTAATCAGAGAAACTATTCCAGAACTTAAGGAGAAGATAGAATCTGAACTTGTTGATTACTTGCCACCATATGATGAACTGGTAATCAACTATCACCTATGGCAACGTAACTCAGGTATCGCTGCACATACAGATTCTGATTATGAGTTTGGTGCAACGTTATATCTAAACGATGACTGGCACGTAAACCATGGTGGCATCTTCGTATGGCAACCACATGGTGAAAATACCATGAGAGCGTTGTCTCCAGAAGCAAACACGTTGGTAATAAACGGTGATAAGGAGTTGCATTTCGTGACACCCGTATCACCTGAGTCACCAATGTTTCGTGTTACCCTACAAATATGGGGTAAGAAAACAACCTAAATAATACACTTATCATTTTAACTATGGATGCTGAAACAATGGTCAAAGAATTTTCTGACCAACTAAAAGATCACAAAGCAAGTATTGTCGAACTGGAGAAACAACTAAGCAATAGAAAAGAGCAAACGTTGAGACTAGAAGGTGCAATCGAAGCACTTAACATGACACTTAAAAAACCAGAAGAAACAGATGGCACTGAAGAAGTCAAGTGAACTTAGACAACAAGAACATGTAAACTCTAGGCAGCAAGCAACTTCATTTAACGGGACTTCTGATACCTGTCCGTGGAAGGTGGATGATTTGTATGATGGGAGAAAAATTATATCTATAGGGTTTAGTGAGAATGTCTACGGCAAATCCTATCATATTTTGGTGGAAAGAGATAAGACACACCTAAGAACTAAGTTTGTGTTTGATGAAAAACATGACTTAAAGTTTACAAAACCAGCAGAGAAAATGATCAAACCTCCTAGTGAAGGGGACATTCAGAAACTATTAGCAAAGGCGGGCGACGGTAATACATAAATATATCTGAAGGACTTATTGTACCATAGGATGAAGAAGGTAATAGTAAGGATTAACGATAACTATAGTATTGATTCTGCAGCTGCAGCAATCTTAAAATTATATGGTTTCTTATCCTTTGTAGAATCATTTAGATCATTTCAGATAATTACTTTCGATTGCCCTACAAGGTATGAGAGTAACTTAGTATCACAACTAAGAGCATTGAATGTAGTTAAGAATGCTACATGGGATACTGAGGTCTACAATGGAGATCCAATGCCAACTGAAGCATCTCTAACTGTAGATACATCTGGATCTGCTGCTGTTAATACTGACGGAGAAACAACAGCAACAAGCAATACTAGATCATTAACAACCTCTGGATCTGGAACTCTATATGTAAAAGTTCAGAATATAAGTGGTAGTAATTTCTTTGTGTTCTCACAGACACAGGGTGGAACTTATAGTTTATTTGCAAACCAAACAGGATTTTTACAAGGTGGAACTTATACATTCGATCAGAGCGATTCATCCAACGCTACTCATCCATTTAGATTTTCTCAAACACCTGACGGGACACACACCACAAGTGGAACGGGAAATTTATCAGCAGGAGTATCAGTCACTGGAACACCTGGCACAGATGGACAAACAGTTTTAACAGTTGGTACATCTACACCATCTATCATATATTATTATTGTGCAACTCATCCAGGTATGGGAAGATACAGCACAAGTCCAGATAGGTTTGGAACAATCAATGTTCATGACTATTGGCATCTAGATAGAATTACAAAACAAGATAGGCAATATTTAAATAGACAGTTTAGTCAGAGTTCAAACTCATCAGGGGATGGTGTAGACCTTTACATCATTGACTCTGGTGTTCGTGGTGCAAGTAGACCAACAGGTAACAACGCAGCACTACATCCTGAGTTATACGATCCTGATTTTGTTAGTGACCTCAACGGTTCTGCTGAACAACAGAACTATAGGGTAAATCAGTTAAGTCATTACGCTGGTGCTTACGGTAGTAACAATGAAGATGATCAAGGACACGGTACATACTGTGCAATTTTAGCAGCTGGAAGGACAGCTGGTGTAGCAAGAGACTCAAAGATATTTGCTTTAAAGGCATTTAATAATCAAGTAAGTGGAACCTATAGTGCAATACTAGGTGCATATCAGGCAGTTATAGATCATAACGATAGCACTGATGCTAATTACAAAGGCAATAATCGTCCAGCTGTTATCAACTCATCCTTTGGACCTACGATTCCTAAACAGAGTTCACCCAATATCGAACTTAATGATAGTGGAGATGACACAGGAACTGATGAGGAGATGTTAGATGATATAGAAGGAACCATAGCTGGCACAAAGAATATAATTATTGTTAGATCTGCTGGTAATGGATTTGAAGCAAATAGTGGTAACACTGCAGGACCTTTACAAACTAAAACTGTAGCGGGTGCAAGAACAGCAGGATACGCAGACAATACTAATGGTGGTATCAACAATATAGATACAAACCAAAACAAGATTACAGTTGGTGCTACATCCTATAACGATAGATGGGCGTTTTTCTCTAACTATGGATCTGGTTGTACCACAGTGGCACCTGGCGAAAAAGTATTAACACCTCTCTATGATTGGACTGCTAACACACCATATACAAGTACAGGCAACTATACATCAGTAGATGGAACATCATTCTCTAGTCCTATTGTTGCTGGTATCATAGCAGCATGGTGTGGTAAGAACGGTTATACATTAACAACAAATAATTTATGTGGTTTAGCAAAAGCATTTGTTAGAACCACTGGTTCTGCTGGCGATATTAGAACTGGTACACACGCCAACTATCCTATCAACAGCATAGTAGATAAGAAACTTATAGACAATCCATATGTCACTTTATCAGGATCTGCCTTCTTAGAAGTAAAGTTCAATCCAGCTGACGCTTCACATTTCTTAGGAAACGTGGGTAAACAAGTTCAGTTACGTGCTACAGGTTCAACAGCAGGAGCAGGATCTGCAACACCAACGACATATACATTAACTACAACTGCACCAGGTTTATACTATGACCTTTCAGGTTCAGATAGAAGTGGTTCAGTCTCTGGAACTCATCCAACCGTCACATGCTATGTTGGGGACACACTAAACTTCCAACTATCAAACGTTGCAACTAACCACCCGTTCTATCTTAGAGTAGCAAATCAAGGTAGTAATGTATCTACACCAACTGCTAGTGGTCAAGGTTCTACAGGTAATGGTCTGGTATCATGGACTCCAGCTGTAGCAGGAACATACTATTATCAGTGTAGTGTTCACAATAGTATGATAGGAACAATAACAGTTCAGTCTGCACCTGGTGGTAGTGGTGCGGTAGTGGTTGGTGGAATCAACGTATCCACATTATCACAGTCTGGATGGTTGACCGTTGCAGCGGAGAGTGCAGTTAATAATAGTATTACAGTTACAGCAGGAAATAATGCTACTTCTGGTACAACAGGTGGTGGAGCAAATAACTATTTGGCATTAATTAAAACAGAAGAGAAAACTCATGAGAGTTATGATGGTGTCGTATCTACATCTACAGCACTAACATCTTCTACAGATACACAAGAAGCAGCTGCACAAAGTTCTAGTGTTGCATACTATCCTGTGGATACTGGAGTAGATTTCAACTACAACGGAACAGGTGCAACTCTAACCACATCCCGTGGTATGTTCTATCCTTACATAGACACTAGTGTAACTTGGACTACAACCGCTGGAACCTTTGCAGGAAGTCCTTATGCTAATGGTGCTAGTATTAACCTCGATCTTGGTTTGAGTGGAGCAACCTTTGCAACAGAACCAACCTTTGAAGCATATACTCTTAGTGGAGATTCAATTGGTGCTACTGGATTAACTTTCAATACAGACACAGGTAACTTATCTGGAACTGTTACTGCAGATTATATTGATACCACTTACAACTTTACAGTCACAGAAAATGTAACTGGAAATGCTAGATCATATACATTCACTACAACTGGAACTGGTGTCGTAGTTAATATCACACAGCAACCAAGTCCAGCAAGTATAGAAGCGGGATCTGGTGGAACAGTCACCTTCGGTCCTGTTGCTGGTATTAGTTCTGATGGATCTACAATAACATTCCAATGGGAGTTCTCATCTAATGGTGGAGCTGGTTGGTCTAATGTTCCTGCTAGTGGTGGATATCAAAACCCAACTACAAATACGTTAACTGTTGATGATGACTTTTTAAAGAATACTTATCAGTATCGTTGTAAATTGGATACGTCTACTGCAGTCACACCTTCATACACAAACGCAGTTGCACTAACAGTTTTCAGAACAATTACTATAACCACACAACCAACAAACTCTACACCAATTGCTCCTGCTGCAGGATCATTTACAACTGGTGGTTCTACTCTTGACGGTGCTGTTGTTACATACCAATGGGAGAAATCAGAGAATGGTGATGGCATTAATTATGCAACTCTAAGTGGTGCTACTACTACAACATATAATACTGGTTCTACAACTTACGATGACAGTTACGGTGATTACTACCAATGTAAACTGAATGCAGCTGGTGCATCTGAAGTCACAACAAATCCAGCAAGACTGTTTGTTCAAAGAACTATAAACGTTACATCACAACCAACTAATATAACTGGTGCAGTTGGTGGGACATCATCATTTGGTGTTGCTGCAACTACATCTGATAATGATGCAGGAGACATCACATTCCAGTGGCAAGTTTCAATTACAAGTGGTGCGTCATGGTCTAGTGTATCTGAAGGAACTGGTGGAACTACAGCAACTTATACAACTCCTACCTTAACTACTGCATACGACACATACCAGTATCGTTGTTTGCTTTCATGTACTGGTGCAACAACTACACCATCAAATGCTGCTACGTTACAAGTAGAAACAGTAACCGTCGTTGTATCAAGTCAACCCGCAGCTTCTACAGTTAATGAAGGAGCAACAGCAACGTTTACATGTTTGGGTGGAGTTACAATGGCACCTTTTGGTGGTAACGCTGCATCATCTTCATTCGAGGTAGATCAGTTTGATACTCCTAGTGGTGGTGGAGGTGGTGGTTTTGAAGGAGATTCATCTCACGAACCTAGTGTCACATATCAGTGGGAGAAATCAGATAACGCTGGAGCCGTTTGGAATCCGCTTGGTGGAGCAACCTCTGCGTCATATACGACAGGACTTACAACCTATGCAGATGATCATGATGATCAATATCGTTGTGTAATTTCTGCTGTTGGTGCAGCTTCTGATGCAACTACAAACGCTGTTACACTAACGGTTCAGAGAACATTCTCGATTACTGTTCAACCGCTAAACGTAACTGCTAATGAAGGTGCAACTGGTCAGTTTGTAATCAATACAACTTCAAGTAGTGGAACCGTAACATACCAGTGGGAAAGATCTGATGATAGTGGTGCAAACTATGCAAGTGTAGGTGGAGCAACTAGTGCGACATATACAACACCAACTTTAGTATTTGCTAATGATAATGCAGATCGTTATCGAGCAGTTGCTTCTCTTGTAGGTTCAGCAGCAAGTATCACTTCAACACATGGAGAACTTACAGTTCTACGTGTTATAACAATCAATGCACAACCAACATCTACTGCTGTCATTGAAGGACAGACTGGTAATTTCATTGTTTCTGCAGCAATTACAAGTGGTGTAATATCTTACCAGTGGCAGAAGTCAACAAACAATGGGGCAGCATGGAATAATATTAACGGTGCAAATGCAGCAGCATACACAACTCCTGCTACAGTTTATCCAACATCACCAGCAGAACAATTCCGTTGCGTATTAACAAACACTAATGCAACTACATTAACTTCAAGTGCAGCAACACTAACTGTTAATGAGTCTGAGTTTGTATCAGGTCCTGCAACTGTTACACCAACAATTGACGCAGACACAACTCGAACATTCTCTAGACAACCTGTTATTAATACATCACCATTTATTGTTGAGTATGCAGGGTCAACACACAAAGCAACTTTCTGGAGAATAAGAAGAGTTGTTGATAACGTAACAGTATATGATACTACCAACACACTTCCCAATGGTGATGAAAATAATAAAACATCACTAACAGTTCCTGTATCAACTCTAGCATTTGACACTGCATATTCTGTGCAAGTTAAATTTAGAGACAACGCGAACTTGGAGAGTGCATACTCTGCTGCAGTCAATTTTACAACACCTTTAGTTGATCAACCAGAGATACAAACTATCACTCCTGCATTTAATCCAACAATCAATGTTGATGCTATTGCAATGAAGAGTGGATACCAACACACATCTAGTGATTGGCAGTTTGCTCCAGCAAATACATTTGCAAGTATTGTCCACCAATCTCTTGGTAACTCAACAAACTTAAATTCTTACACTTTACCTGGTGCAGTAAACTTAAGTGCAAATACTACATACTATGTAAGAATCCGATTCAACATCAATCCTACCTAAAATGGCAAAAGCTTCAACAAGGCAGGGACTTATAGATTACGCATTACGTCAGAATGGTGCTCCTG